CAGCACTATTGGCAATAGTTTTTACAACAATGGTTGTATCAGAACTATTTTGAGTGACAGATTCTATCCTAGCCGTAGCCTGTGTAATCGCTTCTGTGTCAGCACTACCGCCCTTATTGACGTTTTGTGCCATTTGGACGACCATACCTTTAATAAGCCAGCTAACAGCGGCTCCACCACTAGTATCAACAGTTAGCGATGTATTGCTTCCTGCCGCCGCTAAAGTGCCGCCACCTTTCTGAAGAAAACTTCTATCAGTAATAGAAATTTTCGACCTGTCTTCTAAAAACCGGAATTGAGAATCCGTCGTTGGAACTTTTCCAACTTTTGACAAGTAAACAAAAAATGGAGACTCTTCTGGGGCTAAATCAGCTACTCTATCACTAAAGTCATATAACCTACGTGATGGAATCGTACTATCAATAACCGCACCCGGAGTACCAAATTTTACCTGTCCACTATTATAAGTAGCCATTTATTTTCTCCTAGTTATTTTATTTTAATACATTCGCTCTACCTCCCGCCCTAACTATAGAATCCCACATTTTATCAGCATCATTTTTTGTTTTAGCTGGTTGTCCTTGTAGAACCCCGGCAGAGCGAGGAGCGTCTTGTGCGGCTCTAACCGCACTTACGGTATCAGTATTTGTTTGACCAACCCCACTGACATCTCGATACAATTTCACAAGATTGCCCATTCCAACGGCTTCCTTAGGCTGTGTGGTAAATTCAAGAAAACCTTTAATCTCAGCATCTGACATTTTATAGTTATTCCTTAATTCGTTCACTGTATTGTTCAAATGCATTTCTGTCTGCATCTGAGCCTGTTGTTTAGCCATTTTCTTGGATACTACTTCATTCGCCATGTTTTCAATTTTATTTTTAACATATTGACTGGAAGCAGAACCATCTTCTGTAAATGCATCCCAAGGGTTGAATTCGTCTTTGCCTATACCGGGAGCTGATTCCTGTGCACCTTGCGGATTTGCAATGCCATCTTGCAATGTCTGTACCAAGTCAGGTCTCGACTCCAGAAGATTCACCAAAGGTTCATACTTTTTCAAACTATCTAATTCCGCTTGTGAGCGGTCATACATAGACTGAAATTTACGTACCTCTGCCTCATCTACTAAAGCCGGAGCTTCCTCGGGGACATTTGCAACCTGTTCTCCAGATTGCTCTGCAATGACCTCATCCACCAATGAACTTTCATCTCCATACGCTGTAGCTTCGACATTCGCCTCAATTTGTTCTAACGATTCCATGTTTTACTCCTTTAAGATGTCTCTAGGATTTTAGAGTAGAACCAGTTGCCTTATCAGCCTCACGGTTGATTCGGTTCGCTAATTTCTCTACCTCGAGCTTCACCTCTGTTTCAAGTTTATTACGTTGTACTCTTCTATCCGCTTTAGAATCGGAATTAACTTCGGAAAGTCGAGATTTAAACTTCTCAACCTCCACACGTTTCCTATCCTGTACGGATTCTCTTTGGGCTGTTTGCAAGTCTCCTTGCAAATTCTTTAACTGACCTTCAAGGGCTTGTATCTGAGACTGCATCTGTTGTTTCTCGTCTGTACGCCTCATAATGCCCTCCTTGTCAAAAATTTCCGGGTTCTTCTTGAGAACCTCATACCTGTCCACAATACCCAACTGGAAAGCCTCAAGATAAACACTGAGCTCTGCCCATTTATTTGTCGGCATTGTTGAACCGGGTTCAATTCTTATATCATGCTGTTCAATATTATATTTTTCTTTCTTGATGTCAACCACAGCACCGGATACATCAGTATAAAAATTAACCATAACATCCGTCTGGTCATTATTTGGCTGTGCAAGGCGAAACATTTTCTTATAGCTGTAATGCCCCTTAGACAAATTATAAATAACTTTTCCAAGCCTGTTAATAGAGAACTCTATGTCTCTCAGCTTTGATTTGGGTCTTTCACTACCCAAGGCTATCATTCTCTCCGTACCCCGAACAGTATCAGGAGCTTTATCTGAAAATCCGTGCATCATCTCGGGTAAGCCGAATATAAAGTCAATGTAAAACTCACATTGCTGTATTAACTTGTAGAATTCACCAGCTAGTGGTGATGGTTGTGGATAGTGCGGCTCACCCTGAGATGAATCTATTTCAATAACGGCATTGGGATTAGCCCAATCCTGCTCCAACTGCGATATATCTTCAACACTACCAATCGGAACTAATAATTTTAAACCAGCAGATGCCTGAGCATGAGACAGCGCAAGAGACCACAATTTATTAAGAAGTCTCTGCATTGGTCTTGCCCTAGATATATCTGACTTAGGATAAGGGGTACCAGTCCAAACATTTGGAAGTGGAACAACAGGATAAATGTCTGAATTAAGAATATCCTCATAAAGAACTATCTCGCCTATCGAAGCACAAACTTTTACTCTAGTTTGATAAACCTGAGCAACTTCTAAGAATCCAGATTCTAATACATCTCTATGCTCTTCAGAAAACTGAGTGAATTCTTCTTCAGACAGTACCAATTCTTCACCATCCTGAATATTTACGACATGATAAAAAGGAACTTTTACTTTATAGAATCTTTCAAGTATCTGATACTTCTTAACATTCATATAATCTTTATCCTTCACCTCGGCGGGAGTAAAGACTTTCATTGAATTCTTGTTTTGCGCCGATGGATAATCTTCGCCGTTAGACTCGGAGTGCTCAGAAATACTATGCAACAGACCATCAGATACTTCACCAGTCATTGGGTCTACAACATCATCTAATTCCGGGTAAAGATTAATGACCTGTTCACCTGTCAGGATTGTAGATATAATAATACCGTCAGCATCATCATGCCAGCGGTTTCGCGAAGAAGGAGAAACGTATACCCTGAATGGGTCAAGATATGTGAACTTTACATCGCCTTTCCCGAAATTAGATTCTCTATCAATATAAGTATATAAATAACCCATACCAGTGGTAGCATAATCATGTATGGCTTGCTTCATTTGAGCATCGCCGTCTGATATTTGCCAGATATACCCAACAATAGTTCGCCAAACACTGGCAACCTTAACATCGGAGTCTTCTCTTGGGGTTATTGTAAATGCTGGGGGTCTCGCTGTGAGTACAGCCTTAAATTTTTCAACTGCGGATGATGTTCTGTCCATTGGGACATCTGCTTGATTTCTAGCCTGTAATTCATCTGATTCATCCGATGTAAAATGATTACCAAGATAAAAATCAATATCTTTACGAGCTTCTTCTTCCCAATCTACACGAGCATCGCTCCATTGATTGAATAGCTCCTGATTATATTCCGCTCTAGAATCTTTTTCCATATTAGGCATATTTATCTTAGTGGAATAGAGCCCCGTCCCTGATTAAGAGGATGCAAATAATCACCACTTGACTCTATAGCTTCGCCTTCACCACGGATTTGAAGTTCTCTTATAAGTTCCATTAATTTATTTGCCTTCATCGCATTCAGGCTATCTTGTGCCTCTCCTATTGCTCTTAACGAATCTTGTGGGCTTAGGCTATCTAAAGCACTTGCGGCATCAGGCATCCCTCCACCCGCACCCTGAATTACAGAACCAGCATACATAGACGGGTCAGCTTGTCTTTGGTTAATCCCTAGCGGGTCATTAGGGTCTTGAACTAAATCTCCGCCCTGATATCCCCTCGGCATTCTAAATCCACCCCTATATTTCCGGAGTTTCCTAGCATCCAAAAGCATCCTTTGTTCTTCTTCTATTGCTTTTTCTATTGCTTTCGACGCGTCATATCTAGGACGATTTGCCAAGATTGTTTTTGCAAAGTCTGGTATTTCCAAAGTTATATCTTGCGGCACCACTTCTTCATTGGCATCATGTCGGTACTTACCAAGAAGACCCGCCGATTGTTGTTTTCCAGCCCTAATCAACCCCTCAACCAATGTAGATAGAGCTCCTTTCTTATTCTCCACCAAGTCACCTTCTTGATAGCCTTCTGGTGAAACTTCTCCACCACCAAACATTGGGGACATATTCGAAAGTTGTGCCTGTCCAATCAATGCATCAATATTTTCATGAGCGGCATTATCTGACGAATTATTTATAGCTCTAAAGAAATCAATTCCATACATATCTACTTCCTCCGGCGTTGCAATTCTTTCTCCATCGGTTACCCAAATGTCAACCGCTCCTCCGCCTGCATATTTCTTAGG